GACAGGCTCATAGAAGGCTCAAAGATCGAAGATGGCGATGACGCACTAGAGACCTACAAGCAGAGAATGGCGGCACTCAAGGGCTTGAGAGGGGCTCTGAGCACAATAGAGGCCGCGGTTGCTGAGGACAATAATTACACAGCTAAGAAGGCGAAAAGTAATATTGACAAGCTGAGTGCGGCAATTGCGAGACTGAAAGAGGAAACGAAGGGTATGACTGAAGCGAATAGGCTGCTCATGCTGATGTTCCCTGGAGCTGAGCGTAAAGATGATCTCGCTACACCGGCACTGAAAAAAGCGAAAAAGGCAGCACTAGAAATCGCTGACGCACAAAAGACAGCGGAGCAATCACTTAAAAGTATTAGGGAAAGCACAGAACGTGAAATTGCAAGCATCAGACAGTCTGAATTTAGAGCGATAGAAAGACTTGAGGAAGGCTTAAAAGAGAAAATCATCCAGGGCGAAAGGGCTCTTCAGGAGTTGCGTTTGAGGGGCGTAAGAGCCAGAGAAGATTCAGAGATTCGCCTGCGTGAGCTTCAAGATCCAGAGGGGTCTAATTATGCACTTGAGCGTGAGCTGTTACAATTTAAGCGCAAGTTTGAGGATGAACGTAAACAGATCGAGCAGCAATTTAATGACGAGGAGAGACAACTCGCCAAGGAGCTCGCAAATATCGCGAAGAATACACAAAGGCAGATAATGGAGGCGAACGCTCAGCAAGTTGAACGGGAGAGTGAAGCAAGGCAGAAGTCGGCTGAGAGGATAAGAAAAATCCTAAAAGAAGGTGTTGTTGAAAGAAACCAACTTGAAGAGGCTTTCTATGAAAAATATCTGGGCAGAGCGAACAGGGATTGGAAAAATAAGATTTTAGAAGGTGAAGGAAAATCAGCGATACCAGAACCCAGCGTACGTTCTGATGGCGGATTGGTTTATGGAGGAACTGCTTCGCAAAAAGATATAGACGAGATGAGAGGATATGACCAGAGGAGGCTGAAGGGCGAAAAGACCATTGAGAATCTTCTGGGCGGGATCCCTAAAGATATTGGGGAAGCAGTCGCTATTACTGTGGAGAGACCTGTAAGCGAATTAATTACAGCAATCGCTCCAGGTCCCAATGCGAATGCGCGACAAGCTCAAAGGGCAACCCAGTTGGAAGCCTTAGATAAAGAAAGGATGCTACAGCTAGCAAAACTTTTGACAGAAGCGATGTCCCGTGGAGATGTATTAAGGGGAGCAGTTGATGATAGTGATAGGAACTTAAGACGTTATCAACAGGTAGATACATTGCAGGGCGCCCGCGAACGCCGAGAGGCTGGATTTAAATTTGATCTAAGCGAGCAGAGGGATAAGGCAATTTCTAGCGCGGAAACAGACAAGGAGCTCTTGCTTAAGGAAGCAGCGCTGATTCAAACTACAGAAAAGAGAAAGGAAGCAGAAGAAGCAATAAACAGACTGTTCGACGAGAGGATTCTAAAAATTGACAACAACTATGCTGCATCAATAAAAAATAACAGAGAACTTGAAAATACTAAGGCCGCTCAAGAGGAGATAAATCGACTCAACGAACGAAATGCCGAGCTAGCCACAGGAATCGCGAATTCTATTGGCAACGGCATGGGCCAGGCGATGGAATTACTAATTGAAGGAACAGAGGATTGGGGAGAAAGCTTGCGTCAGATTGGATCAACAATTCTAAAAGATATCGCTAAGCAGATCATGCAAATCATGGTTATCAAGCCATTGGTCGACTCAATGTCTAAAGGGTTAGGGAATTTGTTTGGAGTACCAAACATGACCAGCAATGCAATGGGTAATGCATATGCAAGCAACAAGATTGTTCCTTACGCAAAAGGAGGCATAGTCAAGTCACCAACATTCTTCCGATATAAGAATGGCGGCATAATGGAAAACGGAGTGGCAGGTGAGGCAGGCCCTGAGGGCATCCTTCCGCTACGTAGGGGTAAGAGCGGCAGACTTGGAGTAGAGGCTTCTGGGAGCGGCTCAACCGTGATTAACGTGAATGTTGATGCCACTGGAAGCAAAGTCAGCGGTGATGATCCCAAGGCAAATCAACTTGGGAGATTTATCGCTAAGGCAGTGAATCAGGAACTGATCAAGCAAAAGAGAGCAGGGGGCCTCCTCGCATGACCTGGCCAAGCACACCAGATGAAACAAGGCATCGAGACCAACATCATGCTTACTTTGATTTCGACGTACTACCTGATTACAACGTTGGCAAAAGCAGTAGACCGGTAGTAAAGAAAGTCCAGTTTCAAAATCCAGGTGCCGAGCAACGACTTAGGTTTGGTCTAAACAACGACCTAAAGGTCTACAACCTAACGTTTTCAAGTAGATCAGACAATGAGTCTGATTACATCGAAGGCTTCCTTTCTGATAGAAGTGGAGTCGATGCATTTACATGGCGAGAACCAAACGAACCATTCAGCATTGCTGATTACAACGCTGGGGGATATATATTTAAGCGCTTTGTGTGTGACGAATGGAACAGGACATATAACTCATATAACAATAACACTGTGACAGCAGTGTTTAGGGAGGTCAAAGAATAATGATTGTATACAACAATCCGAATCCAAACCCGATCTGGAGCAATCTCGATCCATACGGTAATTGCACTAGAAGGTTTGCACCATATAATTCAACAGAAGTACGATTCCCAAAGTATGGCTATGGAGAGCTGCTTCAAATACCACCTGCCGACAATTTAAACAGTGGCGGCAATTATATAAACGGTGCTTGGACTAATTTAGTAGCAGAGGTCACAAGTCCAGACTATGAAACACTCGGGTTTGACGTAAAGAATATAACAAATTCCACACAGCTTTCCAGCTACAAAGTTGATGGTGAAACAATATACTTTGGGCCACAGTCAGGACCAGATGCAAATTCAATACATCTATATACAGGAAATAATAGCTCTTATTCAACAAAAGTCTATCGGTACAGGAGTGAAGGGTCAGATCTGAAATTTAAGTTCCTCTGGCTTAGGATTGAAACAAAAACAAGACAGGAAGCCGTTGGGCCTGATTGTGTAAGAGAAGTTTTCATCGTAGATGAAGACATGACAGGCAGGACATATACAGACGAAGACGATAATACTGTCAACTGTAGTGATCAAGAGCATCATACAACCTATTATTTTCTGATAGGCTCGAGCCCAAACTTTGAGGAGGCCGCTGATATAACGTTGCCGTATGGCATGCCAGCAGCCTTTACTGATAAGTTCCCCGTAATTGGCATTGCGCAAGGCGACAACAGCTCAAGGCCCAATGAGAAGACCATGACGGTTAGTCGTCCTGGTAATTACATGCTGGTCCACAACAGGACTCAAAACACATGGACATGGCACATCAACAAAGAACCTATAGCTGTTGGGAATGTCTCATCGTATATATCTTTGACGCAGAGATTTGGTGCTAGATACAACTGGCGACAATCAGGTCCACCGCAACAGTTTTATCCAACCTATGGAGACGATGCAAATTGTACTTTGTACAGCAGCGCACTTACAGGCATTGCATACCAGCCAAGCTATGGAGGTTCCGGCTATCAGGGGACTGGATCTTTAAATACTTGGCAAACAAACTACTTGGTGTCAGCCGGTTCGCGGATTAAAACGTCTTCGATCGACTCACGACTCGGATTGGTATTTGTATGTAAAAGGACTGGCGGTACAGGCGCTACAGAGCCAAGCTGGCCAACGATCCCTTATCGAGAGGACAATGGCACCCCACTTGAAGGATTCGTTGAAGAGACCCCGGTAGACAGTCAGGGGCAGGCCATGTACGCAATGCCATTTAGTGGCGTATTTGATGTTGGCGATAAGATCAAAATTAACTATCAAAGCTCAGCGATTGCAGACAGTTTTGAACTTACCGTTGCAACTGGGCGCACAAGTGATGCAGACATCGCTGCTGACTTAGCTGCCGCCGCTGCAGCAGGAGGCCATACATCAATCTTTCAGACAGGTGTGACTGTTGCCCCCCAAATGGGGCTGCCAACTAATGGGTTCAAGCTTACGGCAATTGACGGAAACACCTATTCAGTGTCTGTAGACGTAACAACTTCTAATACAGGAGCAGTCAATCTAGAGAAAGGTGCCTTGTGGGCAGCAGAAAGTGCAGTGTATGAAGCACTTGTGAATTCAGCGCCATCTGCAATTATTGAGCTGTACGAGTTAACACTGATAGAGGAAATACACGGTAGCAACCAAGTCTTTTACTTCTACCCAGGTCAAACAAGTGATGATCGCCCGGTAGTGTGGCGAGGCATATCTTATGTGCCACTACCAGTTAAGGCGGAGGGCTTTGAATATACAAACACTCAGTTGCCTCGACCTGTGGTAACAATCAACAACTTAGATGGAACCATTACGGCATTAATGAATGCAGCAAGAGCGACAACGCCTAACAACGACCTGAACGGCGCTAAGTTCATAAGACGACGCACGATGGCTGAGTTTCTAGATGCGGCGACATGGCCTGCTGGCAGCGCCCCTAGCTGGAATGCACCATCGCCAGATACAGAGTTCCCGATGGAGTCATATGTAGTAGACCGTAAAGTCGCTGAGACGCGAGAATTTGTTCAGTTTGAGCTGACGGCACGACTTGACCTGCAAGGTGTAAGAAGCCCTAAACGTCAATGCATCCCAAACATTTGCCAGTGGACGTACCGATCAGGTGAGTGTTCTTACAACGGTGCGCCAGTAGCAGACGAAAATGATACCTTGATAAATAGTGTGACCGGTAGTGCTTTAGGCACTGCGTTTTACACTGCTAAAGCAAATCTCACTGCCGGAAGACAGACTTCAAATGGGCTAAGAGATACAGCAAATCAAAAACTAGCAGAGGTGGAAGCCAGTGGTGTCCAATACACTTTCGCGTCTAGTATCTACCAAGAAAATGTCACATATGTAGAAGAGGATGAGTATGGAGAAATTATTGCAGTAAAAGACAAGGTTCAAGTGACTCTTGGCCAAACATATAGAAAAGGAGACGTAGTGGAAGGTAATGAGGAAGGCGTTGACGACGAGGGCTTTTTTGTAGCTGGATTAAAGAAATACAAACTAGAGACATACCAGCAGTCAGGAGGGGACGCAGCAAAGCTTGCCGCCTATGCGCAAGCACAAGCAGCATATGATTCTTACAACACTCAAACCTTGCAGCCTTTGATCACCGCTCGCGATAACGCACTAAATGCTTGGAAAGCTTCACCAACATTTGCTGCTGACGTAGCAGCAAGCGGAGACAAGTGCGGAAAGCTATTGAGTTCGTGTAAATTACGTTTTAAAGATACTGATGGCCAGACACTGATTGGCGACCAAACCATCGTTGGTGAGCTACCCTTTGGTTCTTATCCTGGTGTAGGAACATTCCTTGTGTAAATGAGCTGGGAAGATGCCGCAGTCGCTCATGCGATGCAAGAGGCTCCAAAAGAAAGCTGCGGTCTAGTTGTAGTCGTAAACGGTAAACTGCGTTATTTCCCTTGTGAAAATCTAGCGAAAGAGGACGAAGAATTCATATTGAGCCCACAACATTGGGCACTGTGTGAGGAAGAGGGAGACATTAGGTATGTTGTACATTCTCACCCTTCTGGCTCACCAGAACCAAGTGTTGCCGACAAGATATGTTGCGAACGTGGTGACACGGAGTGGAAAATCGTCAATCCATTTACTAAGCACTGGTCATCGTATAAACCATGTGGATACAAACCACCACTTGTTGGACGAGAGTGGGTTTGGAATCTTACTGATTGCTGGACCTTAGTGCGAGACTGGTTCAAAGAAAAAGGCATTGAGCTGAAAGACTGGGATCGAACAGAGACCGCCGAAGAGTTTCATGCAAAGCCTTACTTCGATGACTGTTGGAAAGATACAGGATTTAAAGAGCTAGAAGAAACAGAGCAACTTCAGGAAGGGGACTGTCTATTAATGGCACTAGGCGGCATGAATGCAAATCATGTTGCCGTATACACAGGGAACGGAGAGATATTGCATCATCTAAGAGATAGGCTCAGCAGTAGAGATATCTACAGCACGTACTTACAAAAGAGGACATTAAGGCGCTTACGATATTACGATAGAGAAAGGTTCGCTTAGAGTGGATGTTAAAAGAGATCCGCCTGTATGGATATTTAAAAAGGATATGTGGGCAACGTTCGTTTTGGGCGGATGTGTCAACAGCGGCTGAGGCAATCCGTTTTTTGCTATGCCATTTTCCACAGCTTGAGGGTCGTTTTCAGCACGGTTGGTTCACAGTGTTGCATGGTGAAAAAGCTATAGAGGAAAATGAGCTATTAAATCCAACAGCTGAAGGTGTCTTAAAGATTATCCCGGTACAAACCGGCCATGGAGGCGAAGGTGGCTTTTTCGGGAGTGTCGGATCAATTATTGCTGGGGTTGCACTTGTTGCCGCGGCTGTATTTTTAGGCCCAATGGGCTTTGCCGCAGCCGGCCTGCAGTCGGCCTTCTTCAGTGGGACAGTGGCTGGCATGATCGGGTCTGTAGGCGCCAGCCTAGTTTTGGGTGGTATCGCTCAAATGATTAGCCCCGTTCCGGCTATTGGCTCGTCAGGGTCGTCGTTGGCGGGACTGCCTGCATCTGGCACTGCTGGGGGGTATAACTCAACAAGAGGCACTGAGCTTGATCCAGATGAAGATAGCTACAACTTTTCAGGACTAGTTAACACGTCAAGAGCCGGGGTTCCTATACAGATAGTTCTTGGCGAAATGGTTGTAGGCAGTGCTGTCATTAGCGCTGGTATCGATACCTATCAGCACAGGTCAAACCCATGACACAAGATTTCATCCAAGGTTCGGGTGGCAAGAAGAAGAAGAGTCGCAGTCGGAAGCCAGCGCCAATTGTCCATCATCAAGTGGTGCAGCAAGCGCCAGCGTATCAAGCGCCTAGAGCCCCAGTTCGAACTGCAGATAATTTAAGCTCGAAGCAATATGCAACTTTCCTAGATGTCGTGAGTGAAGGGGAGATTGAAGGATTCCCTAGTGCAAGAGATTACAAGAATCCACCTGTTGATGCAAGTGGAGACCCCATCAGTGAAACAGCAGAGGAGTTGGCAACTCGCCAAGAGCGATACAACAAATCACTGCTGAAGGACATTTTTTTAAATGACTCGCCAATTTTACAAGAAGGTGCAGACGTAACAGATCTACAAAGCTCAGATTACAACTTGAGCGGATATGAGGTCGAATGGAGAGCAGGCACCCAGGACCAAAGCAGTATTAGAGGTTTTGGGGACATTGAGTCCGACATAACAGTAGACAGCAATACACCAGTAAGAAAAGAAGAGCCAAAAACCCGTAGAGTGTATGACGATGATGTCGATGCTGTTAGGGTTTCAATAAGTTTACCAAGACTCCAAAGCATCACGACATATGGTGATGTTTATGGCTCAGTTGTTGAGCTGAGGATATTACGCAAATACGCCAACGAGTCGGACTTTAGTACTGTCGTCGAAGACAAGATCGAAGGCCGGACTGCAGACTTATATGTACGTGACTATCAGATTAATCTTGACGGTGCTTTCCCCGTAGACATAAGGGTGGAGAGAGTTACCGATGATGCTGCGGATGAGAACACGCAGAATGAGATTTACTGGACAGTCATTACACATATTGTCAACCAGAGATTGAGATATCCAAACACAGCACTTGTTGCTACAAGGCTGGATGCAAGCGAGTTCGGCTCTGTGCCAAACAGGTCATACAGACTCCGTGGGATTAAAGTACCAATCCCCACTGGCACAACAGTGGACCAAGGCAATGGAAGGATTATTTATCCTGACAATTTCATTTGGGATGGGACGTTTACAGCGCCACAATGGACCACATGCCCAAGCATGCTTTTGTTAGAGATACTGACAAACAAGACATTTGGCTTTGGAGATCAAATACAGTTGCAGCAGCTTGATAGGTGGAGTTTTCTGGAAGCTTCTAAATATAGCTGTACTTTGATAGACAAAGGAGATGGTTCAGGTGAAACAGAGCCAAGGTTTTCCTGCAATGGAGTGCTGCGCAATTCAGACAATGCTTATAAGTTGATCAACGACTTGTCTTCAGTATTCCGCTGTATGGCATACTGGGCAACAGGCACTATTCAGATCAGTCAAGACAGACCAAGAGATTCAACGTTTCTCTTTAACAGTGATAATGTTTTAGAAGAGGGTTTCTTATATAGGAACGCAAGCCAAAAAACACGTCACACGGTTGTAACTGTCAGCTACTTCAATATGGACCTAAGGCAGGTCGACTACGTTGTAGCAGAAGATCAAGACGGAGTTAGAAAATGGGGTATTATTCAAACTGAAATCAAGGCCTTTTGCTGTACATCTCGGACACAAGCAAAAAGATTAGCGAAGTGGCTACTTTACACAGAAAGCGCTGAGAGCGAAGTTTGTGAGTTTAAAACATCAATTGGTCCAGGCTCTGTCGTGAGACCCGGGTCAATCATAACAATTTCAGATCAAACCAAGATAGGGAAAGTAAGCAGTGGTCACGTACTTGGTGTTGCTAACGGAGAACTACAAACCGTAGCCCCTTTGACACAAGAATATGTAACTGCATTAGTGACGATTTCCGGTGACCATCCACAGGATACAACCTTCGATAGGTTCACTTATGTAACCAAGGGGGGCACAGTCAGGAGTCGTCCAGTAAGAGGAGTGATTTGTCCTCCAGTAACACTTAGTAGCGACGAACGAAGTCAAAAAGGGACAATTATTGTCGACACTAAAGATCTGGAGAATGATGAGTACCCAGTAAGTGGCGTTCCGTATGCGCTTGAAGAAGCTGGAGGTGTTACAGAGGCATCGAAATGGCGAGTGCTTAGTGTCATCGAAGAAGAGGATGGCATTTATGGCATCACAGCCATGGCGCACAACCCTAGTAAATATGCATTTATTGAAGCTGGGGAACCTCTTCAAGAGCGAGAGCTTTTCTCGATGTCACCAGAGCCAGAGGCTCCAAGTGCATTGGTGCTGGAAGAGAAGCCTTATGTTGAAGGGAATAAAGTTAGCTGCAAGTTAATAGCGAGCTGGCAGGCACAAGAAGGAGCACAGCGCTATCGGATTCTGTACAGAAGGACAAACGACAGTCTTAACTGGCAGCAAGATGAATCGACGACAAATTCCTATGAATTGCTGGGCGTGTCTGCAGGGACATATGAAGTAAGAGTATTTAGTGTCAGCTCTGGCATATTTCAATCGCAGGATTATGCTTCAGCAACAATCACAACATATGGGAAAACAGAGCCACCATTTAACGTTGAGGGGTTGTCTGCGCATGTTGCAAGCGTCAACTCGCAAATTGGAGATGTTGCTGCGCCAAGAGTTGTAGAACTTCGTTGGGACGCCTCAGAGGAGCTAGATGTAATTAACGGCGGTCATGTAAGAATACACAGGCCAACTACAGCTGAAAACAGTTGGGAAAATTCGATTGAAGTAGTAACAACAGAAGGAGGTGCAAAAAGCGTTACATTCGCTGCAACGCATCAACAGCAAACTTATTTAGTTTGTTTTGAGGATGAGGGCGGCAGAGTAAGCCCAACACCAGCGATTATCACAGTTCAAGCAACGTCAACAATTCAAGCCGAGTTGCTCACAGTTGTTGAGTTTGACCTTTTAAATGGCACCAAAACTATGTTCCCGGGCCATCCCACACTTGAAGTAACAAGTGGCCCAGCAGCAACTAGATGGGAAGGGCGGTACTGGCGCATTTTAAAAGACAATGGATTGGCGCCAGCCGGTGGATTGGTCTTGGCCGGGACTGGCAAGGTTGATGGTATTTCAAACAGCTTTGATAATAATGTTGATAATTTAGATCTAAGATCTGAGTCATATCCTGTAGGTGTTTTCACAAGCAACCTTACGTTTACACCAGAGGCTGGCAAGTGGAGTTTCATATTTGAAGACGAATTAACAACAGGACAGGCTGGCGCAATTTCACACGATCAAAAAACAAAGGAAGTAGATTCGCAGCACAATTTCGACAATGAAAACCCTCAGTTATCAAGAGTCGAGACTGGCCTTATACAGCAAACAAGCGTTAGTGATCTCAGACACCTTATGAGGTTATCAGGAGACAACAGGAGCCATTACAAGGTCATGCTAAATGACAGCAATATCCCTTACAAGCCGTTTGTAGAGATCAATGACTTTGATGTCACCCGACACAAGCTTTATTGGTCAGAAGTACCCAACTACAAGCATAGAAGGCAGGTACTGATTGATCGCGACCAAGAACAGTTGCTGCCCACAAGGACAACTGTGACAGGGTGCAAGCTAAGCCTTAAGCTAGAACGAAGGACAGAAGGTGTTGTTACAGCAGAGGTTTCATTGTCAGCGTCGCAATCAGTATGGATAGACTTTAAGCAGGGTTTCTATATTGTGCCGTCTGTCATCGCGCTTGACGCAAGTACATATTCGGTTACAGCTGTTGAGCGTAACCGCTTCCAAGTAACGGCAACATCAGCGACCACAAAAGTAACATACGTAGCATCAGGTTACGGGCAAAATCTAAATTGATCAAATGAGCGAAAACCTCGAAAATCAACAGCACGCATTGCATGTTGAAAACGGTTCTGGGTATGTTGTTCGAACTCAGATCAATACAGCTCTTGAGGCCCTAGCAAAGAACAACTCTGGCGTCAGTGCACCGGTCTGGGGTGCCACTGTTGGTGGGGTAGCACCTACTGCGCCTGCAATCAATCAGTTTTGGGCTGACACCAGCACAACACCTGCTGTACTAAAGATCTATGACGGCAGCACTTGGCACCAAGTAAGATCAATTGAGGAATACGACAACAATCCCAAGTCTCGAGGGGTATATACACACACTGGCGACCTTTTTAAAATCACAGGCACAGGTGCATTGCAATTGCCTTCTGGAGGCAGTGGCTCGCGCCCTGGCGGACCTTTAGAAGGGATGATCCGCTGGAATAATGCATCAAACAGTGTTGAAGTCTACACAGGCAGTACCTGGACTGATGTCAGTACAGCATCTATTAGCGCAAACTCAATTAACACAATTCACATTGCGGATGGAGCTGTAACCCCTGCAAAGCTGAGTGCATCAGCACACAAGTCAGACTATCGCATCTGGTACAGCATTGGATCAGCTGCTCTTAACTATCGGACTACGAGTTGGTGGCGATATGGCCCTCTAGACGAGTCAACTGATGTGGGCTTGCCAGATGCGCAGGGTTTGAATGCTACGGGCCATTGGCAGAGCTGGTGGTCAGATTTGGTCAGCGATAATATCAAAGGCCCAATTGGGGTTGGCAACAGATATTGTTCTGGAATGGTTTACAAGGCCCCCAATCCACTTCTGACTCGAAGTGGTGATGTATTTATGAAAGGTTATGTTAACACCACATACGGATACGGCGCGACTTATTTTCCCCGAGGAAGCAGCAGAGGTGCAGCTGGCAACTTGCTCTTTGCCAGAGCCTCTCTGAGAAGGGAGCAGGGGATTACAAATCTGGCGACCGGTCTTGCCCCAGCTAATGCAAACTATATTTTTGCACATGGATTGACTGATATCAACTATGCCAAGGACAATACAGCTCCAGGGCGTGACTTGTATTTTGAAGGTCAAACCGCGTCTAGCAGTACTCCCAATGTTCACCACACCGACAGTTGGTACCAAAACTGGTCTTTCACCAATGAAAGGATTGTTGAGTGCGCCTATTTCAGATACGGATGGCATTTCATAACAAATAATGGCGTGCTTTACTACTCAGGAGACGACAACTGGGGAGGTTCTGGCTATGGCACGCAGAACGGATCTAACCACCGTGCCGCTGCAAGACCTGTCAAGCTTTGGGAAATTGACCCATCAAATCCAAGTCAAAGCATTGCAGTACAGCCAAAAGACTATCCAAGGTTTAACTTCGTAACCAATTCAAGGATTAGCGATGGCACTGGTGAGGCAAACAATAGTTGGTATGGCACCAGTACTGTGTATGGGAAGGTTTCCCAATTCGCCATTGATGAATACGGGTCTCTGTGGACTGTCGGCAACAATGACTACGGTCAATTAGGTAACGGCACAACGACTAGCAGTTACAAGTGGTTGAAAACGCCATTCCCTGCTAGTGATAATGTTGCAATTACTTACGTGCATTCCACTGGTGGCACAAGAGCTTCAGTTTTTGCTATCGACAGCCAACACAGGCTATGGGTGTGGGGATACAATGCCACAGGTCAACTTGGCGATGGCACTACTGGCGACAAGAACACACCTTATTGCATAAGCCAAGATTCTAACAACCCTCTATTTAATAAAAAGATCGTCCATGTTATGAGCATGGGGTATAGCGATTACGCACACAACGGTGCGGCAGAAGCAGATCATGGGCACACTTATTTCTTAACTGATGAGGGATTTGTGTACGCATGTGGTTTTAGTGAAGATTACGGCAGGTACACAGGCTGCCATAGCTCAACAGCATCACGAAATATCACCTTCCCAGAGTTGGTCACTAACACCTACCAAAATGGAAGTTCTGTCACAGTTGGTGGCACTGGCATGAATGATGCACCAGGGGATAGCTCTGGCAGTAACACATACTTTGGCGACACTCCTCGCAGAGTCATTCAGTTGTTTGCCTTTGGTGGCCGTTACACATGCGTCTATGCGGTCACAAAGTGCTGGTCCACTGTTAGTCCGGAATTTATTGATACCGATCCATCGACTCCGCTTAACGGGCCAAATGTTGTATTCAGCTGGGGCAACAACACATCAGGACAATTGGGACGTTCTACTCCAAATGTTCCTAATGCGACATCTTTGCGAGACTTCACACCTACACCAATTGAATTCCGTGATTACGGCATTACATCATTACAGGAAGCAAGCAACGTAACGTCATATGAGAATGAGGGCACGAACCAATCAACTTGGACAAACACGAATAACAACAACACAACGCCTCTTACAAGGGCTAGGTTTATACAAAATATACGTACGATCACCTCAAACCAAAGTTATAAAAACAGCGCTCAAGGCACGACAGTGATAGTCACTGAGAGTGGACACGTCTACTATGCAGGTCACGACGCAGGAGACATTGCTCCAGGTGTTATGCCGGATGCTGATATTGGCGTGGAGTACTCAACCGGCACCACTGGTACATGCGACCGATTTACGCCAATCAACAGCTTGCCAGAGCCTTGTTATGAATGGCAGTGGATGCAGACCAGTACATCTAACCCAGCCCATTATGTATTTACTGGCTTCTCAGGCATGAGCTATTACACAGGCACAGAGAATGATTACTACAGCTACGCTGGATTCACGGGCGCCAACTTCACCGGCTACACCTATATGGAGCCCATGTTCAATTTTGTAAGTCACTCCTAATGAAACAGCTCTACAGGTATGAACTGACCGAAGCCGACCTTTGGTGGGGTAAAGGAATCTGCAACCACAGAGCAGTGGATCTATTGCCCAAAAACTACTTCTACATAAAAGAAGGACACAAGCTGGCTGATGTTGAGAACCAGACGGTAACAATTGAAGCTGTTGAGCATCCAACTCTAGAAGATGAACCTGAAATATGGGCGGCAATCAATATGTTATCGGTAGATCCTATATAGACTAAAGATGTAATCGTGCAGGCAGCATGGTCGAAATCATCGCTGCCACCGTTGGTGCTGTCATCGGCATTGCATCTACTGGCGCTGGCGCACTATTCAATAGGAACAATAGGTCTAGCGAGTCAGTTATTAGGCTGACGGCTGCGGTTGAACATATCGCGGGTGAAGTGAGTCTTATGCGGACAGAGATGCGTGAGGACAGGGCGGAGCTTTTTGGTCGGATTAACCGTCTTGAGCAACGTCTTGCTGCTCTCGAAGGACGCTCATGACGATCAGACAGTCAAACAGGACTACACAAGTAATTGCGACTGGCGGGAACATGGTCCTGGTGGGTCAGTTGCTGTTCTCCGTAGGCTTTGTTGGGAGTTGCGAAATACCCAACTGGTGGCTTGGTCCCCGTCAGGTGAACACCTGCATAGAGAGGTGGTACGTGGTCACGGCACTGTTTTACCCGTCTGGGAAGTTGCCTTCAAAGGCAGAAGCAGCTCAAACCAGAATGAATGTACCGACAAGAAAGAGATGAATGATTTCCTATCTGCGGCCAAGGCAACACCTAGGGAACCAACCGCCCATCAATCAGCAGCATGGAATTGGGCTTGGGATCAGTTCACTAAAGAGCAGCGGAAGGAATTCAATGAGATCTTCAATAGTGGCCCAGAACATAAGGAACGTTACGCATTCCACAAGGCCATTGACCTGATCAAGGAATGGGAAGGATTCAGCCCTACGGCGTATGGAGATCCTATTACCAAAGCAGAGCCATATACGATTGGATACGGATCCACTTATTGGGATGACGATACACGGGTTAGGCCCAATGACAGTATCACAAAGGAACAAGCTGAAACACTATTGCTTAATACGGTTGAGGCACAAGTAGTAAAAACGCTCTCAGCAAAAATCCCCCACTGGCGCTCTCTAACAGCTAATCAACGATCAGCATTGGTTAGTTTTGCCTATAACGTCGGCTGGCATTTTTATGGGCGAGACGGGTTCGAGACTATTTCCCATGCATTGCGGGAGAAGGACTACGCGGCGGTTCCACGGATCTTTTCGCTGTATGTGAACCCTGGCAGTGCTGCAGAAGCTGGGTTGCGAAACAGACGAAGGGCAGAAGGAAAACTCTGGGGGTATCCGACTGGTAGCGTTCTTTTAAAGGTGGCGTATGAAACACAGCATGACAATGGCCCAGAGTCATACCGCGAATGCCTCAGTTCATGTTGCGGGATGTTGGCCCGGTATCATCACAAAGTGAATAGCGATGATGATTACAACTTTGTTCGACAGCAGTTTGGTGACACTGTCCAAGTGCAGTCACATATAGATGCCTTAAGGCATATCGGGTTGACACCTAGATTTGACTCTGCAGCGGGCCAGGACAAGCTTGAAGCAGAACTAAGGGGTGGGCACCCTCTAGCCCTTGGATGGCTGCACAAGGGGCATGTAGGGGCTCCTATGGGCTTTGGCCACTGGTGTGTATGTATAGGCATCGATGAGGAGAAGGACTGCTATGTGATGCACGACCCGTATGGAGAAGCAGACATGGTCAATGGCAATTATTTAAACCACGACGGAGGCTGCGCTGTTAAATACAGTAAGAAGAACTTCTTATCACGTTGGATGCCTGACGGACCCAACACTGGATGGCTTATTTCGGTCAGGAGGTGATGGGATGAGCCGATACGTGGTGCATATGCATGCCATTGTCATAGTCGATGGAGATGTGCACGAAAAGGGGCCAGGCGACATAGACCGCGTAGCGCAAAATATGGCAGCAAGAGTGGAAGAGATGGCGAGGTCGTCTGAATATCTACTCGATTACTCGGTCACACCTTATTTTTTACCGGAACCCAGTGAAGCATCACATTGAAGGCAGTGAGCTAATTACACGTAAGGCAACAAAGCAAAGGTTTAGAAAAAAGATCATTGAAGCCTGGGACAATAGATGCTACATCTGCGGTGAAAAGTTTGAGCACATAACTCTTGATCACTTGGTAGCCAAGAAGAATGGTGGCCCAACAGTTGCGTACAACCTGGCGCCGTGCTGCTCCCAGCACAATCGCGAGAAAGGCCATCAGGATCTATGGGAGTTCTGGACGCAACACCCCTGTTGGGATGTGGAACGCGCAAAGAAGCTGATGCGATACATGGTCAACGTCTCGCTTGAGGAGCTATGGGCCTGGCCATGGGAGGCCTTTGGAGACGTAGAGCTGCCGGAGTATAGCTATGGCCTGCCATTCTTGTGGGTGCCTGATGCTGAGCCCCGCTCCTGAACATTCAAACACTGGCTTGCCATCTTCGTCGATAACCACATACAACCTTATAGGAACATCTTCATTCATTCCGGCATGACATCTCGGAGAATCCATTGCACAGCTGCTCGCTGCCAGAAGAAACCCTTTAGGCATTCCTTCGCAGTCTCTTGAAGCATGTCGACACTTGTGCAATCGTCAATTGCACGACAATACCTCTCCAGCTCAAACTGTTGAGTAGTCGACATCTGGAGAGGATTCTTTTTCATTGAAAAGTTGCGTTTTTCCAAGGTTAATAAAGTTAATTACGCTTAGCCTTTCTTTCCTTCATACAAACCAGTTTCTTTTACTAAGCTTGAAAAGCTTAACAACGAAGGCTTGAGGTTGCTTGGCTTTGTGTGCTGCTACCGCTGCTGCTATCGCTTCCCCGGCATGTGTTACCGCTTCCCGGGCAAAATCTGTCACTTCGTCTAGAGCTGCTGTCACTTTGTCTAGAGCTGCACACAGCTGGAACTTATGGTTTAGGTGCATCTTTGCAATCTCTTGGAGTCTTTCGACATCTGTGCATTCATCAATTGCACGAGTCATTCTCTCTTTTTCAAACTGGTCATCAGTCGAGAGCTGATAGGCGAAATCTTTAGTTGACAAGTTGGAGTTTTGCGAGTTTGATAAATTTAATGACCTTTACTTTGTGTGACTGTAAGGTCGTTGTTATAGCGTCCAGTGATGTTGTAGGAGACAGAAGGGATTTGGCTCATCCGATGAAAAAACAGTTGGCCAATTCGCATGCCTGGCCATAGACCGATAGGCCAGAGCTGCCGATTGTTTCGCAGCTCCATTGTTAATACAGATCCAGAGAACCCAGGGTCAATCCACATTGCCAGGGCATTGTCAAGTCCCTCACGGGCTCGCGAGCTCTTAAGGCGAAATTCGCAAGCGATGTCAAGAGGTAAATGAAAGACCTCAATAGTAGGAGCAAGTACAAATTGACCTGGAACGAGATAATATGGGTGTTCTGCCGTGTGACCTGCGAGTGGGTAGCGCTTAAAGTCTTCTGACTCCGCGCTTTCGATGAGTAACTCATGCCCAAGTCGAACATCAATTGAAGCGGGGTTTACTAATTCAGGAAGGAAGGGAGATATAGCACCTCCCCTGCAAATGTTCGAGATTTCTTTATCAGAAAGGATCATCTGACTTCTTTTGGCGATTAACTGAATCTAGTGATTTACTTCGTCACCTTCTAGCTTTTGAATGCTGGCAAGCTTCAATTCGGTTGCCAATGTTTGCTCTAGTGAGGCCTTGTACCGATTCAGCTCGCTAACAACTCGATCCAGTCCATACATGTTGTTTCTTGCATCAATTGCATCACTTGAGCACATCGCATCATCTAAGTCAGTCCTTGCTTTTAAAAGCATGTCCTCTGCGTTTGTTAGTTGATCTGAAATCTGGGCGAGCCGAGCTTTGATTCTTTGAATGTCTGCCATGGTTGATCGTGAGAAAAGATTAATTGAGGTCGTTACCATCTTTTGCTTGTCCGTGTAGAGTTACTAAGGCTTCACTAGAGAGGTAAAGTAGTTTGAGCTTTTTTAAAGCTTCTCTCTTATTATTTGCAAGGATTGTCGCCTTGCACGGTCGATGCGCTGGCATCTGGACTGTGTACCGATAAAACATAAGGCTAAAAGAAACTGGTTTGTATGAAGGAAAGAGTGGAGTCTTGTAGCTCCTCTTCCGAGATTGAGACAACGCCCATCGTTAAGCGGCAGATGGTAAATACAGCGGTCACTTTTAGCCTTTCAATAACACTGGCAGGCTGGTTTGTTAGTGCCGCTATCTCCTTGATAGATCGACCCTCGTAAAAATGGAGGTCGACAACTTGTTTTTGATCTGGTGGCAAGCGCTGAAATGCCTCCCTAACCTCATATGCGCTTTCTTCGTCGTCTTGTTGCTCTGGTGCCGCTATAAGTTCAACCAGTGGCGTGCCATCCTCTACAGCTAATGCGTCGAGGCTACGTGGAGCTGTCTTATAGCGAATCAACCTTGCGGCATCATCTCTCGTCAGTCCCAATGTTGTCAGGATCTCATCCAGATTTTCATCTCTGAGACCTTGATTGAATTTAGACTTAAACTGCTCCAGCTTCCTCAATCGCTCATGCTGAGATGTTGGTAGCCGTATGACATGCTTGTATGTATGTAAATAATGGGTAATGGCTTGTTTGATCCACCAGTAGGAATAAGTGCTGAATCGATAACCAAGACTTGGATTAAACTTTTCAACAGCCCGAATCAAGCCAGTGTTGCCAGCTTGAATGAGATCAAGCAACTCCGATGGTGGTACATGCTTGGCGAATTTCTTAGCGATGGAGACTACTAGGCGAAGATTGGCTTCGATCATGCGATCTTTTGCCCTTTGAAGCTGTCGCTCTTGAGCTCTGCTCCTGTTTACAAGATGAATATTGGCCTGGACAATACGCCCAAGCTCAAGCTCCTCTGGTGCCTCCAGCATTGAAATTAATCCAATGCGTGCCAAGTAGTCACCCATCGCATCAGTCATCGCTTCTACCCTGCAATGGCATAATCATGCAGATCTGGTCGTCTGTTCTTACAAGAAATGGGGCGTGCTTACTAACGTATTCAAGACGTACAAGTTCACCTTGAAGTGAAGACAGAGCCTCAGAAAGAAACCGGCTGTTGAGGTACAGCCCAAATGAATCTTCTAAAGAGCTCTGCCCTTGATTTGTGCCCACCTGGAATTCAGCTGGTACAAACTCCTTGGCAAAGCCTTGGGAATGTTTTGCGGTCAACACCAGATTGTTTTTACGCTCTAGTGTTTTGCCTAAAAACATAATGTTGTTGGCGTCCGCGGCCACTGCCCCCACTCGATCCACAACACGCAACAAGAGCTGGCGATCCACTTCGCATGTGTTGGTAGCCTTTTTTGGTATTAACTGAGGGTAATCTGGATAGGTTGCGGACTTTCGCCGGCCAGTCAAGGACGTAAGTTGAGTCCGCACGCACACATGTGTGTCACTGAAGGACAGTTGTGTCTCCCCTGCATCACCCTGCGCAAGCTTTAAGACGCTTTCCGGTATTGTGATGTTGAAGTCATCTAGATCTCCATCAGACGAGGCGGTGTCTTGTACAAGTTGTTTGATCACATGCAAGCGATGACCATCTGTTGCGGCGAAATCAATTGAGCTTCCGTCACACCGGATGTTCACTCCATCCAGGTCTGGCCTGTCTTTGGCTATCGCATCCTGCACTGTCTTACAGGCGCTCTCTAGATCAACAACGTGAAATTTCGAGGTCGATTCGGTGGGCATATCAACCCAGTCTTCAGAAGGGAAGCCACTGATGGAGAACTCACCCGCCTTCGTTCCAATACAAAGACGGTGTTCAGTGGTCGAGAGGTCCAAAGCGTCGCCACCATCAAGCTTGGCAACAAGATCGCAAAGACTCTTGGCAGGGATACAGATTGAACCCTCTTTTTCAACCTGGCATGAAACAATTTTTTCAATGTAGACCTCTAAATTATTTGCCTCCACAGTCAGGCCGCGGTCAACATCGGCTGTGACGCGCACGCAGGCAAGGATTGGATGTGTTGGCCTAGTGGAGACAGCTTTGGTCGCCTTCTTCAACGCCTTGGCGAGCTCTGATTGAGCGACTATGCAATTCATGTTCGATTTGGTCCATAAGTCGTGAGGGTATCCACGGGGGAAAGGGCCGCCCTATCAGCGGCCCCCAAGTCTTTTTCTTGGGGCACCAGACGACATATTCATCTGTCAAAAAGCGCCCCTTTACCTTGTGTGTAAATCGAATTAGATACAGCCCTTCAGTTGAATGAATGTGACCTACCCATTCGTTTTCAGTAAACCGATCAAACATCCGGCATGTCGTCTTGACCGCCCACGGTTGGACCATTGTCCAGGTTTATCGCTTGATGTTCTTGATATAAATCACAGCAACGAGTGATGATTTCTGGATTGGAACCTGGCTCTAGGGTCATCTCACCGTAGAAACCAATGACCATTCCAGGTGACTTGCGTCGCCGCTCAGCTACTGCTTCAGCAGTAAGCATTGGGTCACCCTGCTTTTTCTTCCCGACATACGCCTGGGCAGTATCAATGGTGTATTGCACCACGTCGCCACATCGCACAGGCCGCTTAATGGTTTTAGTACTGTCAATCCATTGCTTGTAAGCGCCGGCTCGACATATCAGCCGGACTTCGTCGCCGTCACTAGGCACATTGATCTCATCACCTATGCCAGCAGACATGGTTGTACCAGCCATGGCTACGCCATGTAAGACGATCTCAAATTTGAAAGCGCCGTTCTCCTTGAGATCAGGGACCAGTTCGCCTGCGTCGTTTTCTTTTAAAATCTTGCGTTTTTCAGTGCGAACGAGGGCAAGTCTTGCCACCTCGCCGTGATTTTGCTTCTTGAAGACGGGTGTGCGCTTGGCCGTGCTGCCATCTGTGAGCTCAATGATGCCTGCAACCATACGGTTCTCCTGTGTATGTGAAGGGGAAAAAAGGAGGCGTGTGAGACGTATCCTCCTCTTCGCCTTACCATACCGCTAGTGAACGTGAGGCGCTAACGATTTTTTATTTCTTCAGATTCACGCAAAAGCGTTCTCCCTACCGATCGTTAGGCAGATTCTTGAGTCACTTCTGGATAGGGAAGAGTCTTCATATAAGCCTCAAGCCATTCAGAGTGGCGCTGCTGCGTGATGCGATCCCCGATACGAGTGATCTTTTCAGGCAAGTTGAACGCTTTTTTGAATTCAGCCACCAAGCTGGCCTTGGCTGCAGTGTTTAACGCCGCAATACCACCTCGAAGCTCTTTTTGCCTGTCACGACTAAGAGGGAGGAGAGCGTCCTTGTCGGATTCCGGGGCAGGCGCCACCTCTTCCTCAGTAGAGTCAAACCCATTTGTCAGCGGTGCTTCTTGAGCTTTCGCATCGGACTTGGCGCCGCAATCAAATAAAGCGTCGACCCCCAAGACTGCATTCACTGCTGTCTTCTTGTCCTTGCCATAGCCGCTTGTCAGGATGCCGCCGCCTATGTGCATCAGCCGAGCACAGATCGACTCACCCTCACCAAGGACATAGTTGACAATCAGATCAAACTCAGCCAAACGCCCAGGATGCGCTCCGTCTCGCTTCCACTTATATAAAGCGTTGATGAGCTGAGCCTGGGCGTACCGTTCTAGATCAGTCTCCAAGATCGTTCAGTAAGGAACCACCCAAATACTACCCATGTTTCTCCTGAAAATGCTACGTATGATCTACCTATCGTTAGACCATAACAGGTATTTCTACCTATCCATTTTTTATCAAATTTCCTTTTAGCTTATTGATTATTGGGGTAGGCATGAAACAGGCTTCGTCGTCATCCCACAGATCTTGCAGTTCGGAAGGTCTGTAATCTGTAATGCCCATCACAACGTCTAGTAGTTTTTGGGACTGCTCTTTATTCAAATAAGCGCTTGCGATATCTTCTAGTTCAGTGAGAACGGTTATCGTTCTAAAGTTCTTGCTGTTTTTTATTTTTAACAACTGTTCGTGAAGCTCCTGGCTGTAACGAAGCGCATTCTCAGCAGTCATGACACGACCAATGCTGTTGTTAGGCCACTTGAGCTGACCTGTGAATGCTGCAAAGAAGTCAAATCCCTGCCATGGACTGCCATCTTCATGGCATACAGCCTTGGATTCCCGAACCTTTTCTCTCAACTTGCGATCTGTGATCAAGCCAGGTTCAAGGAAGCTTTCATTAGCCAGAGCGACATTGATACTTCCTAGAGCATGGAAGACTAAGGGACCTGGATTAATAGCCACTCCCCGCTCAAGTTGGGACCACTTTGAGCCATAAACATGAGGAGTTTTAGTGAACGCACCGATCTCTTGACAGGTGTCCTGCGTCCAACCATTGGACCGCCTCCAACGTTCGAGATTAATGCCGAAGCTCGCTCGGAATTCCGGCAATCTCTCTCGAAACTCGTCGAAAGACTCCAATTCTGCTTGAGGGCTCTTCGCGGAAGATAACGCATAAGCTAACGAATTTCTGTTTTGTGTGTCGTAACAGCAACTGGCAGCATTACTGGACTGCAAGCCGTTTCGCGAAACGGAGGTCAGTACAATTGTTTTGCTCACCCGTCTGAAAAAGTGGAGAGGCTTACGAACCATAGGGGGCACGATCGTGTTCGACAAGTCCTTAATCTCTTCTTATGACTGGCGAGGATCATTCTCACTGCCTCGTGAGTAAGTTTTAGTTTCCTAACGTTCAATAGGCATGAGCGCAGATGGCACGCTGTGGCTGGAAAACCACGAGATGGCCAAGCATTTGCACGTCAGTCCCAGGACCCTGCTGAGGTTGCGAACCCAGGGTTTGCTGCAGGAAGGCAAGCACTTCACCCGCAAGAATCCGCAATGTGGGATAAGCCCCATCCTCTGGAACGTGCGCCAGGTGGAGCGAGCTCTCTATAGGCGCCTTTAGCCGGCCAGATAAGCCGCCAGTGCGGCCTTTAATTTTGCGTTTTCCCGCATGACGAGCTCCAACCGTTCATCACCGATTGGCTGAGTTTGTTGCAATAGAGGGTCTTGTTGCTTCTTTTCTCTCTCGTCAAGCTGTTTCTGACGCGCCGTCCACTCCCTACGGGTATCAATCGTCTCGTTAGACAGGTATGTCGACGTGTGCACCTGGACTGAATGCCCCATGGACGAGGCCTTTAGTTCGCAGGACCAGCTCTGTTGTTGCTTGGCACGGATAGCCCAGCTGTGACGCAAGCCATAAGCCGTGCAGCGGCCACGGACTGGCACTGGCTCAGTTTCGGCGCCTGGTGGTCGCTTGGGCGTTACCCAGCCGAACAGGGGCACTGCGAATTCACTCTGTGGCCGAAGCGGGCAGTTGAACCACTTGGTCACTTGCCTGCCAAGGTCAGGGTTGTTTGCAGCCACCTGCTCACCCGTTAGCTGGCATGTAGCCGTCTTGACCGGATGCTTTGCCCTAAGAGCACGAAGCATGGAGCGGGAATGCTCCAGGTCATTGAGCTTGTAGCGCCAGATCCAGCGCTCAGGCAGCGGGATAGCAACGCGGGGAACACCCGTCTTGGTGTGCTCTGCTATTTCGATAAAACTTGGGTTGGCTGGATCCTCGCCAGGCAACGAGTTGAGGTGCCATAGCTCGTGATTACGCAGCCCATAGGTAGCCAGCATCGCCGCGGCCCAGGCTTTGAGGGGATCGTGTTTGACCAAGTTGTCCAGCCATTCCTCTACGTCTTGCTCTTTTGGGATGAACTTTGCCTCCGGCGGTTTGCGTTTTGCCTTTAGGCCATTGATGCGTTCAAGCAGCTCAGCAGTGGCAATCTTGATGCCGTTTTTCTTGAGCGCACTGACCAGCTCAAATCTTGAGCGGAACGCACCTTTGCCAGGGTCAAGTTCGACGAGCGGGTGTTTCGGGTCTTTCTTGTGTGCCTTCAGGCTCTCGAGTTCGTAAAAGCAATAGAGCTCTAGCTCTTCTGTGGTGGCGATGTCGTTCGGGTTGAAGTGGGTTGGGAAGTAGCCGAGGCGTCCAGAGAAACACCTGAGGTTGTTCTTGTCGCGTGACTTGGGGCCTCCGGGCTTGACGAGGTCCTGAACGATTTGGATCACCTCACCCCAGGTCTGTTCGGTAAAGGTGATGGAGCCATCTGATTTAACTAGGGACTTATCGAGCCGGGTCCAGTCGAGGCCGCGGCCACCAGCTACTAAATCTTCCCCGGCGGCGAGGAGAAGTTCTGTGAGCGCGGAGATGTGCGCTTCATCGTCGATGGAGCAACCTTTGACCCGCTTTGATCGAGCACCTGAATCTGCGGTGGTGTAAACGCGGATTGTTTGAACGAGGCCTTCTTTGCCGGGCTGCTTATTTATTCTCGACTCAATTCGGAAGCGATAGGGGCAGGCAGCGCTACGTAGCCGAGCTATGCCGCGGTTAGCAGGGGTGAGTGACCTCATGGCTGGCACCGTGGCAGCCCTTGCACACTTTGCGCAAAAAGTTGTCTGGCGGTGGCTGGAGTTGGCGTAAGATGGCGTGACGTGGCGTGCTCAATACACTTGAGACGCTGTTTGAGATCAGCTGGCTTCACTGGTCTTTGGGGCTAAACCCAAGAAGCTGGAACCCTTTATCAATATGGGTCGCCTGAGATTCGAACTCAGGACCAATCGGTTAAAAGGGAATGCTTCATGAGTGAGAACCCCTGCAGAGTAGTGCTTCTACTAATCGTTTGGCAAGACCCTTGCGCAAGCACTATTGACCAAGGGCGCAGACACCGTGTATAGTGCACTAACAAGCGGTTAATCGATGCGTTGCCCCAAGTGCGGTTCACAGGAGCAGAAGGTTCCTGATACTAACTCTTCAGACGACCAAAAGACGATCAGGCGTCGCATTTGCAAGGAATGCGGTCATGCATTTTTCACAGTTGAAGTCATCGTGCCTGACGAGGGTGTTACATGGAGAAGATCGGTATTAAAAAACAGCGAGCGCAAAAAGTCGGCGCCAATTCTGAAGGAAGAGACCAACGTGTGGGTTGGTGTTAATCGGAATCACTAAGAGCTTTTTTGATTTGTTGCGGCCGGTAGATAACGCCAAATAGCACAGACATCTCAAGAGACAAGGTGTAAGGATGCCATTCGGGATGCTCCTTAGCGATTAGTCGAAGCCGAGCCAAGTGATCATCTGTGATTTTGGGCATTGGAAGAGATCGTGAAAATACGCCTTGACACGTAGCCTTAACGAGTGGTAGGCGCTTTCATTGTGGTAATCCCGTGACTGAATCGCACCTCGGGTTTACTCCGGCGCATGGCGCCACGAAGCACAGCACAAGAATGAATAAGCCTCTCTGACAAGAGGACTTAGGCAAAAAACAGCCAGCAGTGGGATGCCCCTTGATGCAAACATTTGGCCTTCTCTTGAGGCCGCAGATTCTGACTGGAGATTTTTGCCAGTTGGCAAAGACAAGAAGCCTGTGGATACTGATACCGGGGAGAACTTAAAAGGATGGCCGACATGCGGGGGGTTTGACGTTGATCAAATTAAGGCGCTGCCCGGTAAACATGTATGGGCTGTAGGCCTGATGACAGGGCCTGCCTCCGGCGGTGTATTAGCCGTTGATTTTGATGGCCCGGGAAGTGAGGAGAAGTTCCTAGAAGTATGTGGCCACGACAGTTGCGAACTGCCTAAATCAATCTCCTGGACCAGTGGCAAAGAGGGCAGAAGGCAGATTGCCTTCCGAGTGCCCGACGAGTGGTGGGACAGTCTGGTCAACCGGAAGACCTACGACCAGCTTCTGGAGCTCCGCTGGCGCAATCACCAATCAGTTGTAGCTGGAGAGCACCCGGAAACAGAAGGGTACAGATGGGTGGAGGGTTGCAGCCCTATTGATGTTGAGGTTGCAGATGCGCCTGATTGGCTGCTACATCCTCTTCTCAGGACCTACCAACTGGAAGTAGACAATAGCGACAAAAGGCCAGCTGAGGCCGACATTCGCTCCATGGAGAAGGCGATAGATGCGATGGAGTACATCCCGATTGAAGTATTGGATGATTACGACGACTGGGTGAAACTCGGGATGGCAATGCAATGGGCCAATCCTGAGTGGTTGGGCATGTGGATCGACTTGTCAAAAAAATCCGCGAAGTTTGACGAGCAAGATTGCAAACGCAAGTGGAGGTCGTTTTCGCACGACAAGCAAGGTGGAATAACCCTGGGCACCCTGTTCTGGTTCGCGGGGAAAGGAGGCTGGAAGTACTCGGACAGTATTGAAGCAGTCAGGCCAACTCAGATAGAAGAACAGGTTGAAAATGCTGACGGCACAATCACTAGCGTCATCCGAGACCAGAGGTATACAGAAGCGATTGACGAGATGCTGAAGGCTGTTATCAATTCCGACGACGACAAGGCGATGGATAAGCGAGCGGAGATCATGTCGAGGTGGAAGCAGACCAACGCAACGATCGAGGCCAAGCTGTTCCAGCGCTTTATGCAGCAGCAGATCGGCGTCAAGGCTAAGAGCAAGCGTCTCTCGCTCGATCTAAGCCGGATCCAGGGGTTGAACTATTTAGTCGAAGGCTTTCTCGTCGACAACGACCTGAACCTGTTTTTCGGGAAAGCCGGTTCCGGTAAAACCACAGCAGCACTCGGCGCGGCTTTCAGCTCCATCAGGGGCACTGGGTTCCTCGATCACACGCAGCCATCCCCAAAGCGCAAGACGTTGTTCATTGCATCTGACTCTGGAGCGGCACCGTTGAAGGCATGCCTGCAGGACATGGGGCTGATAGGGATCCCAGAAACCGCTGAGGGCGAAAGGAAGATGTTTCACGTATGGGCCGCGGACGAGGGCCAGGGCCAGGAGAAGTGGGTCGCTGACTTGAAGGGTTGTATTCAGCTCCTCACGTTCATTAAGGACGAGGGCATCGGGCTAGTCATGATCGATAGCTGCAAGAGCATCTGCTCTGGGGAGTCAGCTGACTACACATCAAATCAGTGGGTCACAGCGATGCTCACGTTCATGAAGGAGGTCCTGGCCCCGCATTGCTGCTTAGTACTGATCAACCATGACGGCGTAGCGAGGGGGGCCGCGGCTGGCGCAAAGGCCTGGGCCGAGATCCCTTCAAGCGTCCACGAGATTCAAGCAGTGGAAGAGGATGGACGCCCAACAGACCGCAGACGGTGGATCACATTGAAAAATCGGATCGGGGGATTGAGAGCGTTTGAGTACGAAATGATCGACGGTGAGCTGAGCCTTTGCATGGGTCAGGAGAAGGTCAACAACTGCCTGCACAACATCGTCTACTGCTTAATGCAAGCAGAGGTAGAGGAGGGTCGGCAGTACCTGACGAGGAAAGAACTGTATGAACGGCTGTGCACTGCCAGTGGCATCAAGAGGAAGACGTTGAGCAACACATTGACGCTGGCTGTTCGTGCGAAAGACCCGGAGATCGAGCCGGTCCCTGGAGTACGTGGAGCCTACAGATTGTCGCAACAGAGTCGCGAAATAAGTCCGCCTTTGGCCTCGTAAAGAGGTTGAGCACCATTGGGGGGGCATGCATAAAAATCTTCGGGTATAAAAGGCTTTTTTTTAAGCTATTACTTGGATCTGATATACCCGATGGCCAAATATTAAGGTACTTTTCGGGTATTTGTTACATGGTTAAGAAACGGTAAATACCCGAAGCCAGGAAAGTATCGGGTACTTTGTAATCAATTGGTATGACTAGCGTTTGGACAGTTATACCCGACGCGGGTATGGACGCCCCCCACCACTTTTTCGTATGCAGCAGCAAAACAGCGGTTGGCTTGAGTCAAACCCGACTTTGAGACGAGATGAGAACCACCGCTACTGGCTTGGTGATGACCTAATTGCTGTCAGTACGACGGGTGTCTGTGGCCATGACATGACGGATTGGAGAAGGCAGCAGATAGAGGTGACACGGCACGAATGGGAACCCCGTGGGGTGAACACACACTTGGCCCTGCAACTGGAACTGGAGGCCAGGTTTCATCCTTCCTATGGGGCCCGCAGGAGGGCTGTGGAGCAACGACTGGAGCACGCAGCGGCATTCGACACCTACAAGGAGCACATCGCGCCGTTGGTGACCCATCCGCTATGGCACGAAGTAGAGGTGGTGGCGACTGAATTTATGGTTGCGTCGCTTGAGCACAACCTGGCCGGGACATTCGATGGTGCGTATCGAGAGCCAGACCCTGAGAAGCCAGGGCAGTACGTCTATACGATTTTTGACTTGAAGACGCAAAAGGCGAACGGCAAGCCGTATTCGGTCAAATCACAACTGGGTTGTTACATAAATCTTTGTGATGAACAAGGATTAAGAATCGACAAGGCATTGGTCATTTGGTCAAGGCCTAACGAGACGAGACTGCAGTCGCTCACTAGAGAAGAATGCCTAGCGGCCTGGGCTAGCAAATGGAGCGAGTACTGCAAGAAAGAGCGAATTGTCTAGGGATTCTGAAGATCGCCAGCCTAACGAGTCGGAAGCTATTGACGGAATTTTAATTAATTACTACCTTGGCGACCAAGCGGGCCCCACCATGGGCCTGCCGTTCACTGCTCCTAATCCTAACGATGCAACAGCAGTCGGAGATCACTGATAAGCAGAAACAACTGCTAGATCAGATCATCCATGCTCGGACCAACCGAGATGCGTGGGCTTCTATGTACGAAGAACTAACAAAAGAGTTGGTTCAGAAGAAACAGGAGCTTAACCTCCCGGGGAAGATCTCCCATTCAGGATATAGCTTCACCTTTCAACAAGGGAGGCAAACATCCAAGTGGGAATATAGCGAGGCTGTTAAAGACGCGGAACGCGACTTACAAGCTCAGAAAGATATGGAGCAGGAAAGGGGAGTCGCCATAAAGACGGTTAAAGCTGGAGAACCATTCTGGAGCCTGAAATCTAACATCTAGCATGGCCTATGGGTCATGAGTTGCTGAGCTTCCGAGTAGAGGGAATGAGCCCTGCCCCACAAGGCTCCAAAAGACATGTGGGCGGGGGACGCATTATCGAGGCGTCAAAGAGGTGTAAGCCATGGCGTTATTTAGTGCAGCAAGCTGCCGTACAGACTGGCCACCCACTCATTACGCATCCAGTAGAGATACATATCAAGTTCTACTTTGCCCGACCTAAATCACACTATCGCACGAACGGGCATCTAAAGGAAAGCGCTCCGATCTATCACTCAATTGTGCCTGATCTATCCAAAATCATGCGCAGCACAGAGGATGCGATTGTAGATGCGGGACTGTTGATCGATGACAGCAGGATATCAGCTGCGAAGATTTCAAAAGTCTATTGCATGTCTGATGAACGACCCGGCGCTTTGATATCAATTCGCACACTTTAATCTTTCAGGGGACAATGAAAACACTCAATAGGACACTAGGCGTTTGCCTAGTGATCGGATCACTGTGCATGATTTATGGCGCATTGAATTGGAAAAGCTTGCGGCCAACAATGCTGACCGAACAGGAAGAGACGTTAGTCGCACACTTGGAGCTGAGAGGATGAGACAACCATGGAGCGAATTCTTAGGACTATACGTTTCGCCCGAACGCTGGCCAGTTACATCTGGTGGCGCACAGGTCGAACTGGAGACACAGCCATTTATGGGCACGAAGCGAGACGAAAGGCCATCAGATCGCATTGCGCGGGTCATTCAAAAGGCAAGCGTAAACCCGTTAAAAACTGGTATAGATTCGGTGTTCGAAAAAAGGTTAGGCCAACTAGATCCTTTCTCAGACGCTGCGAGAGAACTGCGGTGTCTTTACGTAGATATGATGAGTTGGCTAGCAGACAGCACTTGATGGGACAAAAACTGCCAGGTGGAGTAACACTGGAAAGCTTCATCTCAGTTTGCGTCAATATAGCTGTTTGGATAGACAACTGCACAGAAGGAGACCAAATCCTTCTTTCAGATAGCGGTTGTCTTGAGAGGGGCTCAGGTCTCATCCTGATCTACAGAGACGATGAGCCTTTCCTAGTTAACGACGGGGTTGTTTTAAACCACGAAATCGACAACTGGGACCAAATGAAGCTCGTGCTGGACATGGTTCTAGAGGCAATGGGTGAGAAGCCATTTACAGAAATCAACAGGATGGATCAGTACATCCTGGGGTTGACCTATATCGCTATTTATCAAACACCACACATTAAATTTCAGACACCAGCATGATCGGTAGTAGTCCCAGTCCAACATTTCAATCCACGCCGCATTATCGCGATTACGTGCAATGGGTTGGTCGTTTCCCACTGCTCAAACCCGCTCAGGAGTTGATGCTTGGGAAACAGATTCAGGAAGGGCTTGCGGAGAACGCAACCCCTAGACAGATTAAGCGGAAGGACAAGGCTATTCAAAAGTTGGTTAATTGCAATCTCAGGTTGGTGATCCATTTAGCCAAGCAACGCCATCGCCCAGGGATGGACATCATGGACATGATTGGTGCGGGAAACATTGGATTGGTGCGATCGTGCGAAAAGTACGACTACACACTGGGCTATAAGTTTTCGACCTATGCCTACTGGTGGATTCGACAGGCCATCAATAGAGACATGGAGAACAACCGCCACACAATCAGACTGCCAGTTAATGCACAACAACTTCACGCAAGGATTGAACGGTACAAGTCTGAATTTTTAGCTAGCAACGGGGAGATGCCAACTAAAGAACAGATTTACATAGGAGTGGGCATCAAGCCAGAAAGACAAGACCAGCTTGCAACCGAGGTAGCCCGACGTGTGGTAAGTATTGACGCCCCTGTCAGTGGATCTAAGAAAAAGTCAAATTCGAAGGACAAGGACACTCTTGAGAATTTTGCTTCTGCGATTATTGATTGTGAAGAGGAATCTTACATGGATAGCATCAAACTTGATGGATACAAAGAACTGATAGAAGCAGCGTCATTATCACAAACTGAAAAGGTGGTTTTGCACTATTCATTCGGGTTCTACGACGGTGAGCGGTGGAGCGTCCAAAAGATCAGCAAACGACTTGGGGGCAAGTGGAAGCAGAATGTGGTAAGGAACGCCAGGTTGCGAGCACTTAAAAAGTTGGTCCGGCAGGCGAAACTGCTTGAGATTAAGAAGGACGCAAAGGTGGTCGAGGTTGACTTTGAGGCCAGGCAAGGCGAACGGCAAGGGACAAAGCCGTTGCGGCCTAGGGAAACGGTGCTAACATATGGGGGTGCGATTGGCCCCCCGGAGGCTTCCTGAAGTGAGGGAAGCCCTGGGGGCCTTTTTCTATCTGTAATTCACGTCTACTACTCATTAATGATATGAGAACAGAACTTGCGCCCTACGTGGGCCAAGTGGTGGTGATCCACGGCTGGATTTCTTCAGTCAAAAAAGCACTCAATCGGAGTTGTATCAGCAATGTCTCTCTCTATCCATGGGACGAAAGGTCATCGGTGACTTCAGTGACATGTTTAAACAACACCTTGTCGCTAAACCTCGATGACCGAATGGCGTATAGCGATCACTTTTGGCTATGGCATCACCCAACAATGGCGCCAAATGCCTTTGATCAGAACGACAACTTGTACAAGCAAGCCCTTGCCTTTGGACGCCTGGCGACTTACAGCAGGGCTAATGGAACTCTAGACATTGGCGTGCATTGCATGCCGATTGTTGACTTCTCGAGAGAGTGCTACAGATTCCGTATTTGGCGAGAGGACCTGATCAAGAGAGAGGGAATGTTGAAAGCCCTTCAGTATACAGAAAGATTTTGGAGAAGCCTTGCAGAACGGACTCAAAGGCAAGGCAAATGTGGTGGTAACTGGGACTTTGTAGAAAACACCACCGAAAAATGGCTGGATGGCTACATGGTCGACGTGAAGCTTTCATTGGATCAGATACATGATGTGTGTGTTGCACAGCAGCACAGTGCAAAGCGTGATTACGATTTGAACAAGCTGCGATTAATGGATCCAAGGACTAGGAGCCCGAAAAATCCAAGCAGAGTTGCGAACATCGCCGACCAGGCAAAAAACAAAAGCTATCGACTGACCAAAGCAAAACCATTCGGAACCACCTATGGAAAGACTGGACGCCGACACAATTCAGAGTTGGAAAAAGATAGAAGAAGCGCTTAGAGAGGCAGGAAAAACAGAATCTTATTTTTACCGACGAGCACTTTCAATCCTACAAACAGGCCATGACCCATTCGATCGATTCGGCATCAAACCTAAAGAAGATGGGCCCAGCAATGCTGAGTGATGTCCAAGCTGATTTCTGCTTGATCAAAACAAGCGTTGAAGGACTGATGACAATCAAGCACGCCTTAGATCACTGCGTCGGGGACGGAATCGACGATTGGTCGTTGTTTGCCAAGCTGCGTCAGAGGTTCATGGAGTTCGCTCCAGCTCAAAAGAACAACGCAAAAGGTGTGATTGAATTTGCAGTTAGCTACTGGTCTGTGCGGATGATTCTGCTGGCGTTAATCGGAAGTGGCGCTGCAGTTAATAAGGCAGAGCTGCATCATCAACTGAAGAAAGGATTTTGGCTGTTGGACCGAAAGATCAACGAGGAGAAACATGGGTCATATTTAGAGTGCTATTTGCCAGTTACTCAAGAGCGAGAAGAAAAGTGGACGACTCTAAAATCAAGCCAGCCCATTACCGAAATGGTGACATAGAAGTCATTGATTACATTGAGGACCAAGGATTTAATTTCAACCTTGGCAATGTCATTAAATATGTGAGTCGAGCTGGATACAAGCAAGGAGAGGACAAGATGACAGATCTGAGTAAGGCGATGTACTATTTGCGAAGAGAAATCCAGTTTTTAGAAATAGAACAAAAACGTCTAATTGCAAAAGATGACAGACTCACCTCAATCTCCTCCTGACGCAGTTTGGGTTACGAGAGAGGAATTTGACACATGGGCCCTGACGATTGAGACATACCTAAAGGGTTATCAGGTGCTCGCTGAAGCCTGGATGGAGCTGCGCTTGAAAGAGCCTGGACTCACGAACAAGCACAATCTGATGTTTCACAGGGTCAAACTGGAGATGGCATCAGTCAAGGCAAAATCAGAGGAGATTGAACACGGTGGACCTGGAAACCCAGTACGACGGACAGATTAAGGTCAGCCTTACGCAGTATGGAGTCACGGCTTCGTGCTATGTGAGCAGCATGCATCTGGTGGAGGAGAAGAAAGAGCAGCTAGAGAGGGCTATACAGCGCCAACTAGAACTTAGAGCACAACGAAATGGCTACGACCCCGATGATTGATCCACTCAACACTGTCAAGGTTCAAAGAGTGATCCAAGAACAACTGGATGAGGCTTATGTTGCTGATGGTCGCGACAATTCAGAGCATCCGATGCATGGTTTATATACTGGCTTGTTTCGAGCACCAATTTATTCTGTAGATAATGGAGTAAAGGACAAGCCCGAGAAGGAAGAAAGTGAAGATTGAGTTTGATCAATTAATTGACCAGCTGGACGACTTCCAAAAGAAGGAGCTTCCGTGGATGGCGTCACAAACCATGCGAAAGCTTTATTGGGTGACGAGATCAGGCAAGGCAGGTGGGCCTGTTTGGGAGGAGATGCGAAAAGAGATGACGGATACATTTGACAGTTTGGTTAATTGGACAAAAGACTCGTTATTCTCTACATCACAACAAGTCAGGAAGGATTGGCTAAGGCTGAGATTTGGTCACAAGGATAATGCATTCGGTCTGAAGGGGAATGCTGCGGCTGACTACTTATCAGTTCAGCAACAAGGGGGCTCAGTATTTCGTACCCGATTGATGCGACGGTTGGCCGCGACGGGCACTACTCGTGGATATTGGGTGGCTGATACGCACGGACCATACAAAGGTCAAAAGAATTATTGGGCGCGACTTACTGTTAAAGGATTATGGGCTGCTAGGGAATTCGGCTCAGTGAAAGACTTCTCTGATGAATTTATGGGTCGAAGGTCTGGTAAAAAGATACCGAAACCAGATGGAACTTATTTGTATGTCCCTGATGCGGAGGAACATGGCAAGCACACCTTGGTATTCCGTCGAAATTCAATGGCTGGCGGGAAGAAATACACTGACAAGCCATTGCCCCCAGGTGTCTATAAGCAGATGGGTGGGAAGAAGCCCTTCTTGAAGCGAGTCATAGCGCAGCTAAGGGAGGACCCAGTGGTGCCAGCTAAGTACACGTTTTATTTCGCTATGGAGACTGCGTACAAACGTCGTGTCGATGAGGTCTTCTCAAAGGTATTCACTGAAACGATGGCTAAGTGGGAGTCGGCTCAAAAGCTGCTTTATGGATAATGGGGAATTGCGCAGCAAAAATGTCTTTGATGCTGTTGGCAATATTGCGATGCTCTAGTTGAGTCTCCTTGCCACATCGCACTTGAAGGTAATGAATCCAAGATCTTAGATTGCCGTGCATGAACAGTCTTGTTGGCTGACATTGCGGGAGCACTCCTCTTGCACATTCCTTGGCTACGCCTTCATCGAGCAGATGCTGGTAAAGCTCTTGTGCATCCCATAAATGCTTTTCGATCATTCTTGTAAGTCGGTCAACTTTCCAATCGGGCAGGTCGTCGTGACTGGCCTGCTTGTTTTTTGAATCTTGGGACCGCAAATGGAACGGTGTGATCAGCTCTAACTGATTGACGTTGCTGTAGCGCTGTGAGAATTCCTGAAACGAGAAACCCTTGCCATGCCGGAGGATCTGTGGGCTGATTGAGCGTGTGGTCCTGATCTCAACAGCCATTGACGCCATCTCAAATGGGCTCCAGTGCCCCATGCGCAAGAGGAACCTCAAGAGCCTTGGAGCACTTTCTGGGTGCCCCTGATTGGATGGGTTTGAAACCCGCGCCATGTCGACGATTAGCTCTTCTGCATTTACTGTGCAGTGGACCAGCTTGGCGTCATGCATGCTGAGACTCGCAGGGGGTCGGTTTTAAAAAGGCCGAAGACTCGCGGGGGGGCGGTTTTAATAGGGCTTTCTAGCGTTCATTATGACCGATCGTCCAGTAGGCGGGGGGAATTTTTTTTGGGTTTCTGATTTTTGGGTAAGTGTTATATGATCACCTGTACGGAAAAAGTACTTGAGAATAATTCTCAATTACTCTGGTCTCATGCAATTACAAAACTTAATGATATTTACAAAACTTAATATTATAAACAATAGGGCGGCCCAGTTTGTGATACAAACTCCCAGTTAATCGGTCCCCGGGCTCTCACAAGGTGCCCCCACTGGCGAATGCCGGGCAATGCCCCGGCGGGGCAAAGCGTCCTAGGCTGCGGCAGTCTCAGAATCTGTAGAGATCATTAAGGGTGCCGGCAATGCCCCGCGCAGTGTGTACAATTTGGGGGAACATTGAAAACCGGATCTCCAAAGGGGTGCCGCCTGCCCTGCTGCCGCTGGAATCGATGCGGCGCGGGGCGAACCAATCGCACACCCCTCCCCATGCACCCTTTAGAAATCGGTGCCGCGGCTCACCTCTTAGCCGCCATTGCTCGCCTATGGGCCGTCGCTGGTGACCTCTTCACTGCCGGCGCCATCCTTTGGGCTCTCGACACTTTGGCGCGAATCATCCGCGCCACCTATGCCGCCGCCGTTGCGACATATCAAGCCGGCCGCCTATGCGGTCAGATTTGGCGCCGTGATCTGCTTCCTTTGCTGCTGTTGACCTTGAAAGCTTGCCGCGCCGTTTGGCGTCGTATTCACTGGCCAACCGTGGCGAGGGTAGCCGTGGCCGTTGTCATTTTCGCCGTGGCCGCGCTATTGTTTGCCCGTCGCCTAGTGATCACCGCTAGCGCGGCCCTAGGCGCCCGCTTTGCCGCGTGGATCACGCGCAACGATCCCAAGCCCACCGCTGCCCCTCTGCCGGCCGTTGTGGAGCCTCTGCCGCGTACCGTCGCTGCTCTGCGCTCCTTGGCTCGTCGCCGTGGATTTTCTAGTCAGCAAGTGCGCAGCGCAAGAAAGGCCCAACTGATTGAGCTTCTGGCTCCTGCCTGTTAATCGCTCATTACTTAATTTTTGTTAAGTTAGCTGGCTTGTCTAGTGCTGGCATGCGTTTTGAGCTCATTAGAGGCTGATCCGGTGCCCCTGATTGAGCTTTTGGCGCCTGCCTGTTGATCGCTTAAGGGATTTCCCTAGCCGTTAATTTTAATTTCCAACTTTTTAAAAACTGATTATGAAGTACACTCTAGACCAACTCCAGAACGTAGTGAGCCGACTGATTGAGGAACAGGGCGAAAACGCACACTGTGCGGCGTGGATTTACACTAAGAACGATTGTATTTTGAAAGCCGAGGATCGCGAATCTGACTGTCAACGAAACGTAGAAGACCCTGACATCCTAAAGCGTATTTTTGAGGATGTTGGGAACACCATTCACATCGATACCGTAATTCAAGGATCCGTCAATCAGGCTTCGGCTTACTACGTCCAGGAGTAGAAGAGCTAATTCTGGAGAAAAGCAACACAAAGCAAGGAAAAAACCGGGAGGGCCTCTCGCTTAGCTGATTTTTTCGCGTTTCGATTTTTATATACAAGCGAAATTTTTACTTGCCAAATTTTCGAGAGGCGTTTTTTCACGCTGAGCAGTTTTTCGTACTGCCCCGGCTTCTCATGGGCAAGGAAAAATCCCGGGACGGCCCCAATAGCGCGGCGAGGATCTCGGGAAGACCCGCGGGGATTGTGAAGAAAAAACAACAACTCAGCGGTGCACTTTGAAGAGTGCCGATCCCTGGCTAGTCTCTCAATAGGCGCCAACGTTCAATAGGCGCCACCAATCGCACACCCTCTCAAATGTTTTCAAAACTCTTTTTTGCAGCCCTAGGGGTCGCCTGCGCAGCCGGCGCAGTCTTTGCCGGCGACCTTGCCAAGAACGACCGCGCCACTGCGTGGCACCTCTCCCCGGCTTGGGTTCTCCTGGCCGCAACATCCGGCGCATCGCTGACCGTTGCCGCCGCTGCGGCGCTAGATGACGCCATGGGGGCCTGAGCTGTGACCGTAACAATCACAAGGGAATTCTGCGCCGAAGCGGTGCGTTTCGACTTTGACAATCAACTGATCCCGGCCGGCTGGTCTCAACTTGACACCGAATCTGACGCCTCATGGTTTGGCCTTTGGGCTCACCCTGTGCACAGAAAGCTGATCAGCTTTTGCGAAGGCGACATAACCGCCCAGACGTGCAGCGATGCCGAATCCTTCCGGGCGGAAGTTGAAAGGATCGCCACTTGGCATCAGCAGCAAGGCGGCCGGCTGAGAATCGACCCAGGACTTAAACCCGAACGGGCGCAGCAATGGCGAGACGCCGGCCTAGGCCACCTTCTCCATGGTGAGGGCTGACCAGTGGCAGGAAAATTCAGCACCCCACACTGGGAAGCAATCGCCCTAGAGCAGCCAGAAATCCCGCTCACCTTGATGAAGCGCGGCGGTCAGGTTGTCATCTGCCGGAGTCCATATGGACGCAAAAGGTGGAAAGATCCCGAGACCGGCGGGCTGTTATTGACTAGCGGCGATTTGGCCGCGTTCGGTCCTTTTAAAGTTCGCCGCCTTTATTGGTCCCAGGCTTGGCATGTCATCCCCTCGCATGATGATTTGATGCGTTGGACGTTTGACGGCATAGCAGAAACGCCGGACGGGTCAACAGTTGAGCCAGACGATCAGGACAGCTGGCTGACACTTTTGGGGCTGATTTAACGGCCCTTTTTTTAACCGTTCGCTCTATCACTCATGAGGCGGATGGTCAACCAATCGCACAATTTTTAAAAATGGCCAATGATTTAGCGCGTCATTCTTTCCATTTGGCGCAAACAAAAAATCAGAAATTAACCGGAAAGAAACCACAAACGGGGCCAGATGTTCGGCCTGTGGTCTATGCGACCACATCAAGCCGTTCAACTTGCCCGGCTGAATGTCCACACAAAAAAGAAAACGGCGGCGGATGTTACGCGGAAAACCACCCCATGCGGCATCACTGGGACGCGGTGAGCTCCGGCGATCGTGGCAGCCTTTACGCGGAACACTTGCAACAGATTGCCGCGCTGCCTGCCGGCTCATTGCTGCGTATTTTCCAAGCTGGCGACCTCCCGGCCAATCTGCAGGGCCGCATCAGTCGAACGTTTGCTCGTGGCCTGGCTAAAGCGGCCAAAGGTCTAAAGGTTTGGGGCTACTCGCACCACCGGCCGGAGCTCGGGGAAAACTTAGAAATCCTGCGAACGCTCAACCGGCAAGGTGTCAGCGTCAATGCCAGTTGTGAAACCTTGGGGCAGGCTGACGCAATGATCAGGGCTGGCTTGCCTGCTGTGGTGGTGGTTCCCAGCGATGAGCAGCGCACCCATTGGCGGAGCCCTGATGGCCACCCTGTGATGGTCTGCCCTGCTCAGACGACAGACGGCGCAAGCTGCGCAACTTGTTTGATGTGCTGCCGCGGCCGCGGGGGGGGCTCGGATCCCCGGCTTATCATTGCCTTTAAAGCTCACGGCGCAAGCCGTCGCCGCGTGGATTCGGCGCTTGAGACCTTGGCCGCTTAGGACTCGTGGGCTCATGGATTAACACCCTCTTATGGGCTGTTTCTGTATTACTCAAGCCGGCAACAGTAGGCACAAAAAAAGCGGCCCAAATTGGGCCGCAGTTGGTGAACACTTAACCGGCGAACGGTAAGCAATAAAAAAGGGGAGCAATTGCTCCCCCGTTCTCAATCATCGAAACGGTCAAGTTTTGAAATTTCGATGTTTGCCTCGTCGATCAATCGTTGCGTCGTATCGAGTAACTTGTTTATAAGTTCCTCTTGGCGCTGATCAAGTTCGCGGATCCGGTCCAGATTGGCCCGCATAGCGTCGGCGATTCTTCCCATGGTTTCTAGGTGCGATTGGCGCCTCATTGCTGAGGCTCCCCCATGATACCACGCCATACGGTGCACGCAACGCCGCCGCTGCCAGTGGCCAGGGATCGCCTAGGGGTGACCCACCCCGGCAGCGCGGGAGGGCCCTTGCAGGGGCTCCCAGGGGCCGATGCGAGAATGTGAAGAGATGCTAAGGGCACCGTAGAAGGAGCTCGGTTGATATCACCGGAGACTCGCGGGCATAAAGTTATTTACCGGTTTTAAGGCGGGGAAACTAACAACTAACCCGCGAACGGTAGGCACAAAAAAAGCGGCCCAAATTGGGCCGCAGCTGGTGAACACTTAACCGGCGAACGGTTAACAACAAAAAAAAGGGAGCGATTGCTCCCCTTTGTTGATGTCGTCTCACTTGCGCGAGAGTTTTTCTAGCTCTCGTAATCTGTCGGCCGTTTCTGCTAAGTAAGCCTCAATCAGTTGCTGATGCTTAAGATCGGCGGCCTTCATCTTCTCGAGCTCAGCGCGTAAGCGCTCGGTGATTCTTCCCATGTTTTTTAGGTGCGATTGGCGCCTCATCTCTGAGGCTCCCCCATTATATCACGCCATACGGTGCACGCAACGCCGCCGCTGCCAGTGGCCAGGGATCGCCTAGGGGTGACCCGCCTAGCCTGTGATGGAGGGCCCTTCCCGGGGCTCCTGGAGGCCGATGCGAGAATGTTAAGAATTATCAACGCCACCGTAAACGGTGCACAGAATCGCTACCATTAGGGAGTCAATCGCACAGACGACAATGGCCAACCGCCGCCGCCTCTCCGCTGAATTCAAGGCCCAACTTGATTCTGTAGGCGCCTCCCTTGATCGCTGCTCTGAAATTCTCGGGCGTCGCTCAGAGGAGAAAGAAACAGAAGAAAGGCTTAAGGATTGGAGCCGCTGGGTCGACTAATCACAAGGGGCTTAGGCCCCTTTTTTTTGTGCCTGGCCATCGATTGCCATCGATTCCCGCGGCTGAGATCCATTGCCGCGCAAGGGATTTGGCGTGCCAAATATCGATCAGAAATCGCATCGCCCGGATCCTTGTCTGTGACTGGGATTTCGCGGAATAATCGCGCCGATCCGTGGCCATCGCTTGCCATCGATTCCCGCGGCTGAGATCCATTGCCGCGCAAGGGATTTGGCGTGCCAAATATCGATCAGAAATCGCATCGCCCGGATCCTTGTCTGTGACTGGGATTTCGCGGAATAATCGCGCCGATCCGTGGCCATCGCTTGCCATCGATTCCCGCGGCTGAGATCCATTGCCGCGCAAGGGATTTGGCGTAAGTATTAAGAACTAAACCGCAGAAGACTTGCGGACATATAGTTTTAAGGCGGCTTTTTAGGGTAAACAATCAAGCCGGGCCAATTGTTTATATCAAAAATCGCGAATACTCAAACCGAGAAACTGTCTAAGTGTTTACATTCTTTTAATTTGTATCATTAATTTTTGTAAATTAGGCTAAGACTGAGTACTTGAGAATAATTCTCAACTACTTTTTAAAAGGGCAATCTTCGCCCCTTAATTTTTAGGCATTAATACCTATTGACATTGTCTCACAATCGATCTCGGCTGTCTCATTCTGAGATTACAAAACTTAATAATTCTTAAAATCTCGTTAGTCTCACATTGTCAATAAATATTACAAATTTCTTGCCAGTCTCGGGTCCTAGTCTCACGAGTCGCAGGGGAGACTTCTAACCCCAATTTTTGCCTAGATTCTGGGCGGGGAGGTATTCAACAGGGCATTCTAATCACGGCAAAT